AACTTATTGGAATGCGCCCGCGTGCCCCTGAACCGTTGCTATACTAACTGCCCCACACGGATCGAAATTTACGTTCTCGGACTGGTTCATTCTGGGATAACCTCTCGGATTGCAGACAAGTCTTGTCTTTCCCATCCAAAAATCCATAGAGCCATGCGTGTGTCCGTATATCCACAAGGCGGGCTGGCACGCATCGATAAGATAATCTAAATTGCTCGCAAACGATCGTTGGCCTTTATGGCCAACATACTGTGGGGGAATTCCATGAAATGTGGGAACGTGATGCGTTACGACCACCGTGCTTGAATTGTCCGTTGTATTGATCAACTCGTCTTCCAGAAAGCTTACCGCCAACATATGTTCGCGCGTGCAATCTTCTGTCGTCCAAAGCGGGATTCTCATGTAGTCGCTTATGTTTTGCTTTGCCCACGTTTTCTCGTCTGTCAAGTCTGTCCATAATGTAGTTCCAATAAATTTGAGACCGTCAAGTGTGGCAGTGCTGTTTTGCAGTACATAAATATTCTGCCATTCTTTTGCTACTTCCTTCCACATATCATACGCGCAAACACCCACGCCATAGAGTTCATGATTACCTAGTACGAGGATAATTGGTAGAGAGGGATTTTCTTGGGATATTTTAGTAATCATTGCTTTGGCTCCTAATCCACAACCAATATCCCCAGCTAGAACCAGATAATCCGTTGTTTTTAAATCAGATGCGCCAACGTCAAATGGACTGAACTCGGTGTGTAAATCGCTCAGAAAAGTTATCTTTCTCATTTGACGATTTTCATAAAAGCCATAAAATTTAACAGAATCAGTATCGCAACGCGGGGGGAGTTACAATGGCCCCAGAAAAAAGTTAAACTAAAGAAAAACTAAAGAAATATGGTTCAAATCAGAAGAAAGCGTATTCAAGACGCCACCACGCATCATAAAACCAATATAAGAGGATTGCTGGACGTGACACACAACAGGGCAAGTGACGAAATGCTGATGCTTCCATTCATAGTTACATTGGTTGAACAAAAGATACATGCACATGTACATGTACAGGATCAGAAAGGTCCAGGACATGCACATGTACATGGACAGGATCAGAAAGCACCCAACCGTTCCCAGAGACTATCCGCGGTAGACGAAGTTCTCCTTGCAAGATTTGAAAAACTCGCTTTCTTGGATTATGGTGTCGAAGTCAGATCCTCGTCTATTGAAGGTGGTGGCAACGGTTTATTCGCGACTCGCGAATTCAAAATAGGTGATGTAATTACCGAATATACTGGTGAATGGATATTGACCCAAGACATTGGAGAGAATCAATATGGAATTGAAGATGATACTGAAATGAAAGATTATACTTTGATGGGGTATGTGAATCTTGATGCGCTCTCTGCCCATGGAGTAGCTCAATTTACCAATGACGGATGTTACAAAGAAGGCGTATATAGAGAAGATGACGACTGTAGGAATGCTGAATTTTTTACTACAGATGATAAAGAGACAAAACTTTTGGGCGAAATGAAAAAAACAGACCTTTCTGTCAAAGGAATAGGCGGTGGTTTACCGAAAGTTCGTGTTTGGTTATCAGCGACCAAAGATATAAGCCCAGGAGAGGAATTATTTGTTACTTATGGACCAAGATATTGGGGAACTAGATCGGGAAAAAGCGGTAGTCGGAACAAAAAAAAGGCCCGAAAAAACGTTGGTAGACAGAGTTCAGCGTGAATAAACATTGCCTGCGCCCTTTGTATTACAGATAAACTCCTCTTCCGAGTTCAAATGACAAAGTCTTAATGATAAGAAGAGGCCCGGAATAGTTATGTATCAAACAATCATGTATTTCGACCTTTGACCGACGCCTTTATCTAAAAGCATTGAGGGAAATAATTGTTTCATACAGATATCGTGCCCAGTTAAGGCATTTCCGTTGCATCAAGTAAAGTTTTTCAAAAAAAACAATTGAAAAAAAATGTTTTTATTAAAACAAAAATGCCACCCAAAAAAAAGAAAACGAAAAAAGCACAGAAAGCTCCCCATCCAGAGGAAGAATACGCCTACCACCCTGAGCAGAATGAGTTCTATCTTAGAGACGTAAAAGATAATCTATTCACAGCCACTCTTGGCCCTCGGTGTGGTGTAAAACGTAAATCGTACGATAGAACGTTTTACAGCTTCGGTACGAAAAAATTGAACAAGCAAAGCAAGAATATTGTCGCCGAAATTTCGGCAGAGTGTAAAAATAGGATATTAACAGAGAGAAAAGCTGTTGAAGCTAAGAAAAGTAAAGAAAAGAAGGATGATGTGGTAAAGCTTAAGACCCTCCTCAGTCAGAGACAAAAAGCAAGAGAAGAAGAAGACACCGAGACAGATGATGAAATAGAGCAACAGGTGGCTCCAAGGGGTAAAAAAGCAGCAAAAAGACGTGTCTTGTAAAACAAGACAATGGGCGGGTTCAAACCACTCATTACGGCGCAAAACGATGAAACAATCTGGTCGAAAGCGGCAGAGAACGGAAAAGACTGTTTCCGAGTACGAAAGACGCTACCACTGCATGCTACTGGAAGCAGGCTTCTACGATGACCTTGCGCGCGTCATCATGTCTTACTCGTGTTTCGGGGATCCAATGGAAGCGATTGAGAATGGGGAGTTCCCATTCGATCGCGCTTTTGACATGGAAACGGCTCTGGTTGTGGCGGCTTCGAATGGTCAGGAATTGATTGTAAATGCGTTGGCTGGGACCACGATTCCTTTGTTTTGTATGGACGCCGCGATCGAGAATTTGCAGATCCCGCTGGTGTTGAGTTTTCTAAAGTACGAAAACTTTCAGATGTCGTCGGCTCAGAAAGAGATCTTTAGAATCCAGTACGAGCTTACCGAACCAGTCTCCTTTCTCGACCAAATGTGGAATCCAGAGTCTGTGAATAAGTCTATGGTTCATTATGCTTCTGCGATAAAACCCGAGCAATCTCGGATCCGGTTTGGCAAGCGACTGCACTCGACCATTATCGAAAAAGCCTTTGCGAACAACAACGACAAGGTTGGTCATTGTTTGGCCGAACGCGCCGATCCAATGACCGTCGTCCTTGGGGTTTTGAGATCCTGCAGAGCCGACCTTATTCCTGTGTTTCTGGACAGGTATTCAGAAACTTGTGAATCTATTTTGGCCGCGGGATGTGGATTCCTAAAGCGACATGCGCAGGCGTTTGCTTTTTTAGATTGGATTGGTCTTCATAGACCCGATTTATTCCCAAACAAACAGTGGTTTGCGCGTTGTGCCGATAGTGTTGAGGCGCAATTTCCGAGTCTTGCCGAAGTTATTCGAAACTATAATTAAAACATTTTATTAAAAAAATTACAGAGAAAAGTCACAAAAGTACAATCGGTTATTGTTTGCTACGTAGACTAGTTTCCGCGCAGACAGATCAGTGTCGGCGGTGGTCGCGGGCATAGAAAGCAGATATTTGCAAATTCGCCCAGATTGACGGTATACCTGATACGATGTCTGTGCAAAGTTTAGTAGCACGAGGGAGTCGGGCGTCCATGTGATTTTCTCGATATAATTCAAGCAATGTTTTGTGTCGAAAGATTTTTGGGTTCGCAAATCGAACGTTTTAAAAACGGGTTTGTATTTACAGTAGTAATAAACAGTCGAGTCACCAACCGCACTTTTCCCATACATATATTCTATCGGGGATGAGAATTCCAGTGCTGGAACCCTTTGCCGCACGTCCCATACTTTGTAATGGTTTCTAAATGCGGTCAGAACATGGTCGTTTGGGAATACAGAGACTGAACTTCTTGCATATGGCTCGGCCCTTAAACAACGCTCCCTAAAAACGGTTTGTCCGGTGAGAACTGATGTCTGGCAGATATAATGGAGTTGTGTGCTGAAAATGGACGTTGCGTTGTCAGAAAAAGCACACTCGTGTAGATCTTCTGCGGTAATTAGGGTTGCCAGGGCCGGGCCCGGGGCCCTCCAAAGGTAAATGCAATTTTGCAAATCCATCATGGCAATGCCGTTGCGATAGGCCAGGTTTTGGAATGGCTTGTGGTGGTTGGTAAACTCTTGCACGAGTTTGTTTTCGCGGTCCGAGAAAATGCTCAGATTCCCCCGACTGTTCATGACCGCAGTTTGTTGGGTGTGGGGGTCGATGCGTACTTTGGATCTGTAGAAAAGGTCAGTTTCTTCCAAATTGGCCTCGGCGGTCCGATAGCGTCGCAGGGCCCAGTTTCTCCGAACACGCTGCAGATCCACGGATTTCTGGAAAAAGTCTCTCCCAGTTGCTTTGAAGAAAGAAGAATACCCCATGAAATATGCCTTCCATGTTGCGTGGCGGGCGCCGAGTTGTCTGAAAACATGGATCATGTGCACTATCTCTTTTTGGGTCAAGAAACCAAGAACGAACTCGGCAACAACATCCAAAGGAACTTTTTGCATTGACATTGTTGCGAAAAGAAAAAACGAAATCTGCGAAAAGCACCCGAAAAAATTTATTAACTAATAAAACAAAATAATGAACAAGTGGTTGATCGCTTTTATTGTTTGGGTTGTACTTGTGGTGATCTCATATTGTATTCATAATGCGGTCGATAAAGAATCCAAATGGAACCCGGATTATCTAGATTTGGGGCTGTCTCTTGGGATAACATTAATCGTCGTTTTGGCAACGTTTTTTTCTAGAAAGATTATTCAGATCTTTACTCCACCTTCCCAGATATGATTCGGGACAAAATGATTTTGATCTTTTCCCAATTTAAAAGATTACATTCGAATGTAAATTCTTGGGTGATGGCGCTTGCTAGGTTTTCTATATCCCCGGCCTGGTTAACAAATTTACTGGCATTTTGGTACATATACATTTTTAAATTCTGTTGCGCGACAAGATCTAGGTATCCTGTGTGTGTCATATCTTGCAAAATATCCCAAAGTTCACTTCCTAAGAATTCCTTCATCGTCAATATGGTTGGAAACCTGCGCTGTAATCCGCTGTTTACCTTGAAAAAATAGTTATTCATTTCTTTTTTGTATCCGGCTACGATAACGCATATCTTGCCTTTGTTTTTATCTAAAAACCCAACGATCTCATTGATGCATTCGATACCAAACTGGTCAAACGTCCCGTCGCCCGTCTGACAGATAGAGTATGCTTCGTCGATAAACATAACGCCTTCCAGACTGGCAGTCAGTGCTTGTCTGGTTTTGATTGCGGTTTCCCCTACGTACTGACCGACAAGAGTAGACCGCGAGTGTATCGTCAAGTCTCCAGAGACCAATACACCAAGATTTTTTAGTATATTTCCGAAACAATTCGCGACGGTTGTCTTCCCCGACCCGGCCGGCCCTAGCAAAGCTATATTAAGATACATGTTTGCAAATGATTTTGGAGATTTTAAAAAACTCTTTACGACTCGTATAATATAGTCGCGAATATTTTGGCGCGTGCCTCCTTTGATAGCCGAATCCATATGTTTAAGAGATTGAATGAGCGGGTCTAGGTCTACGGTTTGCATCTTTTTCCTCACCATGGCCAGCAAAGTTTTTACTTTGTCGCGTTCGGTTATTGCATTTTTGTAGTTATCGGGCATCTGGACTTTTGTGTTTGATTTTTCGCTCGTTACTGAAATAGTATTGTTAGATTCCGGGACGCTCATACATTGCTTCACAGTGGATGGTTCGAAATAAGGCGCGTCTATGTATTCGTCTAGCGATACTACAAACCCTTTTTCAATCTTTTCTTTTATTTTTTGGTCTTTTTCATTCTGCTCTTTGAGTTGGGCGTTGTAGAGCTGCATCCTCTTGTTAGTGCTCTTGCTTGGCGCGGGCCTTTTATATTTCTTCTCGTCTTGTCCGATAGTATTGGCAATAGCCTTTTTTTCCTCTAACTCCGACGCCTTTTTGGCTACCTCAGCATTGTATATTTTGAACTCGCCGCCCGAATCAGCCCCAACATCGATTAAATCGGCCAGTGGCTCGTAGAGAGCATCTGTTTCTACATCTATTGCTTTGACAAAACTGTCTTTCTTGGCCTTTTTCATTGCAGATATATTATTTTTCATGTCGTCCATAAATTTATCACGTTTCAGTGCATCCAACTCGCTCGCTGGAAATAA